TGCGCAGAGTACCCGGATGACCCAATCTTCGCATAGTACCCGGATGACCCAATCTGCGCAGAGTGCCCGGATGACCCAATCTTCGCAGAGTCCCCGGATGACCCAATCTTCGCATAGTGCCCGGATGACCCAATCTTCGCAGAGTACCCGGATGACCCAATCTGCGCAGAGTACCCGGATGACCCAATCTTCGCAGAGTCCCCGGATGACCCAATCTTCGCGCCTTTTCCTTTCGAACAAATCACATTTTCGTCGTTTTCATCTGATCCAACTTCAAATTGTGTATTTTCAATCACGAAATCAATGCAAGTCTTAATGAATCCGGCGAATGACAGCTTTGCACCTACCTTCAGTTTGGTCGTGCAATACTTTTTATCATCGTTTGTGTATGTGTCATTTAACGATTCCACTTCCGCAAATTCGTTCATACTTCCTTTTTCATCTACGAATCCGTAATAATCAAGAACGTCAAACGGATTTTCGCAAAAATGCATCCCCTTTTTACAAATCACGGCTTCTTCTTCTTCTTCAAAAACAGTATTCTCAGCATATTGTTTTCCTTTGCATACAAGACCTTTTCTAAATCCTTTGTAGCCTTTCATACTTTCTTATTCCTCATGAAATTAATTATTTCCAAACAGCGCCGCCTGTACATCTGTTTGTTTCTGCGCTGCTGCATTGATTTCGTGCTTCTGCTCAATCTGCTCTGCCTTTTCAGTTTCTGCCTGCACCTGAGCTTGCACAGCGGCTGCTTCCTCTACTGGTGGAGTCATAGCATATGCTTCTGGCTCCTCTGTTCCCTGTTCTTCTGCTGTATACATACCACCGAAAGCTGATGGGAATGTTTCTCTGAGAGCTTGCACCAGGGCAACCTTTCTAATCATTGTGGCCAGCCTTTTTGACCACTGACTATTCAGTGAACCGTCTTTCTTTCTGCCGGCGTATTCATCAACGCTCACTTCGATTCGTGTACTGTGTGTACGGTCTTTTCTCCAAACTTCCGCATAGCCGCCAACGATTTCATCGCCAGGAAGCTTGATCGTACCTTTCCTGTAAACAATTTCTCCGGATTCATCCAGAACAACAATGCCAGCTTCAGAGCCATCATAGTTCGGATTGGCTTCGGCTCTCTTCTGGAAGGCTTCTTTACTTACGACCATCGCTGCCGGTTCAGAGCCGTACTTGATGCAGTACGCTTCTTTTGCCCACGGGTTGAGCTGGCTGTACTTGCAGAGATTCATGAACATAGCCAATTCCTGCATGGATACGGCCTCTTTGTTACCGCTTACCAGATAGTTTCTGACAATCTCCGGTGTCAGTCTGACCTTCATGCCTCCTGCTTCATACTCAACTGCGTTGCTGTTTTTTGCTGTCTTTGCTGCTAATCTGTTATTTACTGCCATGTTATTCACCTATTCCTTTCTAAACTGCTTTAAACTGAATGTTACGTGAATTGAAGAATACTTTTAACGCTTTCGCATCCTCTACCGTGAGGTAAGCACTGAAGTTGACCCATGTTCTTTCTTCATCAGGAACTCGGATATTTTCCAAGCGCTGTACTTTTGTATGCTCCTGCACGCTGCGTGCTTCTTCCTGTGCCCTGCGAGCTGCTCCCTGTTCTGCTTTCTGCTTCTGAATGGCGACAAGTCTCTGACCTTCCTTGAGCGCATAATTCAGGTCAAGGGTTCTTCTGTAGGCTTCATTTGCTTCAAAAGAATACTCAGGCAGGCTGTCCAATACCATACAATCCTTTTCAATGCTCTCAACAGCATGGCTGACAGCCTCAGATACAGCTTTTAAGCTTACAGTTGCATTCAGCCATCTCTGGTCGAAAATCTGCTCTAATCTGAGCCAATCTGGACGCTCTGCTGCATCCCAGATTTTCTGGACTTCCTCCATCTTTTTGCTGCGCCGTTCTTCTTCCATGCTGCTGATCTGCGTATCCATGAGGGCAATCGGCTCTTTCAGGATATCAACACTCTCTTTGATTTCCTTATGGAATTTCTCATATGGAGTAAGGCACAGCTTTTTGACCTCTCTGTCTTTTGCTTCCAACGCTTGTACCAGCTTGTTGACTGTTGCTCGGTCAGATTTCAACATGCGTCCCTGATCGTCTGTATAGGCCGTATTCTTGTAATACTCAGCTTTCTCAGTGGCATACTTCTTCAAATCCTCATGGTTCCATTCGATAGGCTTCTTAAAAAGCTCCTCTATCGGCGAATAAATTACTAATTCCATTATTTTCCTCCTTAAATTTCTGGTAATACTGTGTTGGGTTTGCGTCCGTCCTGGACCATCTGCCAAAATTTTTCTTCTGCATCCCGAAGATATTCAATATCTCCCACAACGTCACGCCGTTCAATTTTGTAATGCTTTGTCTGAAGATAAACATCATCTCCAAACAGACTCTTAAGCTGCGCTTTCAGCACTGCAAAATCAAATTCCGTGACCATTAGGTAATGCAATACCTGTGTGTAATAATTATCCGGGATCCTGTTTTTCCATTTTTCTCTCTGCATAGACTGCAAGATTTCTGTTGTCTTAATCTCAAGAATCCCCATACGGCCATCTGCATCCATCAGCCACCCATCAAGAGAAGCATGTGCCCATGGGTACTTATCGTTGGTGAACATGTTGTTTTCTTTGTAGCCTACTCTGTACTCAGGAAAATCAAGAGCGAACAAAGCCCGCAGATGGGGTTCTGCATCTGTTCCATACTTGACATAGGGCTTATCAGAGATATCCTCCGGAACAGTCTGCCCGGTCTTTTCAAGCCATAAATCAATGTTGCTCTTGTATGGATTTTTTCCGACAATCGCAGAGGCATCTGAGCCGCCTATCCTTGTCCTGGCTTTCAGCCATTCCTCACGGCTTTTTAATACCGCAAGTTTAACCATTATCTTTTTTCTTCCCTCCAACGCCGAGGATCGTAAACAGAACGTCCTGCGTGACAGTTGCTTTGTTCTCAAAAAGCTCTGTCAAGATCATCATTTTTGTGTCTGATCTGACAAGATTTTCGAAATCATCAACATAGATTTCAACAGTCTCTTTCAAAACCGGCAACGCTGTGATATAATCACGATGGGTGATTGTATCATTTTTTTCGGCTGACTGGTTGGCGGACCAGTTGGCCTTTTCATTTTTGCTAACCATTTTGTTTCCTCCTAAATATTAATCATTGTCTTCAAAATCGCCTCTCCATATCTCGTATAAGAGAATGGCAATGGATACCAGCAGGATGACCGCCGGAATTGACACGATAATCTTGAAAACCATTGAATTCAAAAGTTTCAAGATAACCGCCCACACTAAAGCAACTAGGGTCCCCATGCATACGCACGGAGCAGAAAGTGCTATCTTGTAAGCAAACTCATCCACCCACTCGTCATTTCTTCTATTCTTCATCCAGACCTCCAATGCTGCTTGCGAATGATCCGAACCAGAACGCCCCGAATGCACAATACAAAGCGAACAACAGCGTCGAGATGTTAAAGCTAGTATTCACGAAGATACAAGTCGATGCTAGGAACGCCAGCAGATGCAAGCCACAGCATACCTCACAGGCTGCCACTTTGATCGGGCTGATAGCCGGGCGGTCGTCAACCTCTTCACATTCGACGTAGATCGTCTTTTCTCTCTTCTCCCACTCAGGAATTTGCAACTTGACTTCTTTCATGTTCTTCTCTCTCCTTTTGCTTTCTTCTTTCTTCTGCCGCAATAAGTGACGGCCCTATTCTCCGCAGTGCCCTGCGAATGTTTTCATACCGGCGTTCCCTTTCTTCCGGTGTCAATATCGGTCTATAGAGATAGACCGTACAGTTCTCGAAATGAAGCACGTTTGCGAGATACAGCTCGTCATCGTTACCTTTTCTTTTCATGCGCTCACCATCCTTCCGATCAGCTGGCAGCCTTCAAAAACTTATTGATGAAGTACTGCTGACCTTTTCCGGTTACCTTGGCCGTTTTTACAATCTTAGTCGAACCATCAGGGTGAAGGACTGTCGTTTCTTTCGTTGTCAGGACACCAAGGTCGACGCTCTTCTGTGTCGGTGTGTTGTAGTCCGTGCCTTGTCTCTTAACAAGATAGCCGTTTTCTCTCATCCATGCGAACAATCGTTTTGCTCCGATATCAATGCCATTCTGTCTCAAAAGCTTCGCAAGCTCTCCGATCAGAATAGTTGTGTGGCTGGCACTTACGGCATCAGCGAAGATTTCCTTCGGCTTCATACGCTCGATGTCCTTGTTCTGTGCTTCGATGGTCTTCTGTGCTTCCAGAACTGCCAGAGCTAACAACTCCTTACCCTGCGGCATTGTCATCTGATAACTACCTGTCCGACTGATGGACGGGAGGACTTCGCTTGTTACCCAGTGTTTGAAACGTTTGGCCGATTCAAGTTTGCTGGATAATATAAGACTGTAGAGGCCGGATTCGTTAATTAATATTACTTTTGTTCCATTAACGGTGAACGAATCGTTCACCGTCCGATCTTCAATATCGGTATGGTCTCGAATTGCCTTCTGAGGATTCGCATATCCTAAAGCCTCAGCCACATCCTTGCCGACAAAATACGGCTTGCCGTCAATCTCCAAAGCTCTCACTTTGCCGAACTCCTGATTCTCAAAAATTTTAATTTCGTTCATTCATTTATTCCTCCTGTTTTAAATCTTCAATTTTCACGCCCAGTGCCTGCGCAATTTTATAACCCGTCTTGCCACTGCAAGAACGCCCGCGTATTATGTAATTAACTGTTACACGGGATAATCCGCACATTTCAGCCAGCTGATTCTGCGTCACGCCTCTTTTCATAAGCTCAATATTTAATTTGTATCTGTCAATAAGTATCTCATGCACCTCTTTTTTTGGTCTTTCACAGTTCTTTTTTTCATCACCATTCAACCAATCAACGAACTTTTCAAGATTAATCAAATACCGGCCCCTGCCGACTCTCACATAGCATATTTTGTTTTCAATGCATAAACGGCGAACAAAATTATAATTGAGTGCCGGGAACCGCTCTAATATCTGCGGTATTGTCAGCATTGTTGGAATCTTCTGATCTGTCATTATAAACACCTTACCTTTCCGGCATAATCACAAATTATGCACCTCTTTCTTTCTGCTGAATCTCTGCCGCTTCAGCCATCATTGCGAGCGTTCCAGCTGTCCCGGATACTCTTCCGAGGTCATACAGGCTCTGAATCTTATCGCAATATTCCAAAATGTCATCATACGCCTGATGGCGCTCCATCTTTGTCATTTTCTCAGCCATTCAAAGGCCCCCTTTCTTATATTTTTAAATCCGGCGCTTGCTTTGACGCTACGGCTTAACCGACGCCGGGATACTCATCTCAAAAGTAATATAAACATTGACAGCCACCAAACTCCATATTCAATCTGCTTAGTATTATTGTGTTCTTTTGTTGCCTGATTGAATTTAAACCACCAGTACAGCCACATGGCAAAACATAAGATTTTAAATACCATCTTTATTCCTCCAACGCTTTCAATGCTTCGGTGTAACCATCTGCGCATCTTTCGATGTCAAATGTGGCTTTCAAAAGCTTATTAAATTCCTCTTGTGTAATTGCTTTCTCAAAATCCATAACGATAATGATTCCCCTTGCAAGCCCCAACTGGAAATAGGCGTCTTTGTATTTACCTTTATAAAGGTATTCCCTCGAACATTCGAAAGCGTTTCGAATCATTTCACAATATTCTTTCTTAGATATCTTCATGTTTTCTCCTTTCTGACCTGCCATCATCAGTGCCGGGTGGTCATTCCCGACAGACGGTCATTGCTGACCGTTTCGGCTAACATGAAATAAATTCAACAGTACCGAGACATTCGTTTTCCTTTTTCAGGTCGTATGACATATCCATAGCCATTAGATATATACTCTTTTCGTCTCTATCGTCCAGAATTTCAATTCTCCTTGTGATCTGCTCTCCGTTGTCCATGTTGGTGTAGTGCGCTTTAAATGAATACATTTTATTTCCTCCTGTGGTTGTTTGTGTTTGACTTTGTATGATTATTATAGTCCATTAGTCACACTTTGTCAATCTATTTTTGAAATATTTTTATTTATTGTTTGACATTGTATGACTAATGATATATAATAGAATCATCAGAAGAGAGGTGATAAAATGAAGGACCAAGTGAGAGCGCTTCGCCAATCTCTGAATTTATCGCAAGAGGATTTTGCTGAAAAAGTAGGACTTACAAAGAATTATATTTCTCTTGTAGAGACTGGAAAACGTTCACTTGCGGATAGAACAATACGAGATATATGCCGAATGTATTCCGTCAATGAGCATTGGCTCAGGACAGGAGAAGGCGAACCTTATATAAAAGGTTCTGACGACGAATTGGCTGAGTTAGTCGGTCGTCTCTATAAGGACAAGGGCTCTATGAGATACAAAATGTCTTTAGAGCTTTGTCGATCGATGGAGAAGATGACAGACGAACAGTTGATGGCATTCGCTGAATTCGTCAAGAGGCTTGCTGAAGCGGCAACGCCAGAAGAATGATATTCGAATATTCGGGAACCCCGGAACAATCCGGGGCTATTCCTGATATATAAAAGAAAGGAAGTAGAGGGAATGAAAAAGAAAATCACTGTAGCAATGATGGTTGCTGCTATGTCCATGTCTATCATGGCGTGCGGCAGCTCATCAGATGCACCAAAAGAAACGCAGGCACCAGCCGCGACCGAGGCAGCAACAGAAGCTCCTGCAACAACAGAGGAGGCTACCACAGAAGCTCCTGAGACAGAAGCAGCAGATGACGGCACTATCAATTTTGAGACAGACAAATATGTCATCACATATTCGAAGCATGAGATCAAAAAGGATATGGACGGAAATCCATGTCTTCTGTATTATTACACATTCACGAATAACGGCGACGAAAACACAAGCGCTATGGCTTCAGCGCAGATTCAGTGCTTCCAGAACGGTGTAGAAAACGAATTGGCTTATATAGACTATGAAATTCCTGAATATGAAAATTATATGAAGGATATTCAGCCAGGAGGATCTATTGACGTTTGCGAACCGTTCGAGTTGCAGGATACAAGTGACGTAGACATTGAAGTATCTGACTGGATTTCTTTCGACGGTGCAAAAGATACACAGTTAATCACAATCGAAGAGTAACAGCATTGAGGTATTACAGCTAGACAAAAGGCCTCTCACAGTTCGTGAGGGGCCTTGTTGCTTACATATCAACTGAATACATCAACTGAATTGAGTTGATACAACTATAATATCAAGTTGATTATTAACTTGTAGATGAAAAGCAGCAGCGAGCTGTCTTCTATCTCATCAATATGCTTCTTAATGTACATTTTTAGGTCATCGTTACTCATATACTACTATCCCGCTTTCTGAATCGCTTGCCAATTTTTCCCGCAAGCTTAAAAAACCAACACGTTCGTTCGTCCCGAGGCTTCCTGAGCCTCGACAATACACTGTGAACAGCCGTTACGGTGTCACAGTCCGCATCAAGGAGCATCTGCTCAATCTCCCTGATCTGCTTCTTCTTGTTCATGTGCACCATCCCAATCATTTTTTACGTTTCTATATATTAGTTACGCTTATATTCTATCAAATCAGTCGGATTTGCATAATTATCAATTTAATGCAAAAAAGAGGGAAATAATTTACGCCGAAATATGACAGTTTAAGGAAGTGCTTTAGTATGAAAAAATATGACATTTCGGAAAGATTCGCTAAAATGTGGAGGACATCAAGGGAAGCGGCTGGAAAGAGTCAAGACTACATGGCCAAGGCTCTGGGAGTAAGTAAAAAGACGGTTCAGAACTGGGAGAACGGGACGTCTTGCCCGTCTCAGCAAATGGGTTTTGAATGGTTCATGGTTCTCGGTGTCCAGCCGATGCCGTACTATCTTAAGCTTCTCTATCCGTACGAATTTGATCGTATCGAACCCGGTGCGAATGAAAAGGATGTCGGGTTTGCGCTTCTGACGCTTGTATCTAATCTAACTGGGGATCAGAAACGGAAACTTCTATACATCCTGCAAGGCTGCCACGGATCGTCCCCGATCTGTATCATAGAAATGCTGACGGCCTACTTGCAGACACCGCTGGAATACAGATTAAACATCGCCGCAAGCATAGCGATAAGTTATGAAGTGTCAGAATCGAAAGACATCTTGAACAATCCGGCACACGTGCAACCGAACATGAGCCTTCTGAATCTTGCGATTAAGCGGGGACGGCAGGCAGTTATTGACGGAAAAGGATGTTACACAATTGTGCTGCCAAACGAGATTGGTGAAAAAGGGCAAAAATAAAAGCCCCGTTTGGCGTCGAGGCTTTTATCGAAAGGAGGTTTCATGCATCGAGTACTTGATACTTGTACACGAAATGGGTATTTACACGCTAGAAAGCATGTGTGTTGGTAAGTGTATGCATGTGGTATTGCACAACACAAAAAGAAAAAAATGAATGTATGTACTTCCGTACTTTCATTATACTGTGATTGCAAAAAATTACAATAAAAAAATGAGGAAAAAACAAAATGGATGAATACTATATATATCTAAGAAAGAGCCGGGCTGACAGTCCTCTTGAATCTGTAGAGGATGTACTTGCCAGGCACGAAACAATGCTTCAGGACCTGGCACTGAAAAAGCTCGGCTATCGCATCCGCGAAGATCACATTCTTCGCGAAGTCGTATCCGGCGAAACTATCATTGAACGTCCGAAGATGATAGAGCTGCTGCGGATCATCGAATCTGACAATGTTAAGGCTGTTCTTACCGTCGAACCACAGCGACTCACAAGAGGCGATCTGGAAGACTGTGGAAAGGTCGAAAACGCTTTCAGGTATTCGAACACGCGCATTATAACACTTCAAATGGAATACGACCTGTCGAACAAAATGCAGCGCAAATTTTTTGAACAGGAACTAATGCGAGGGAACGACTATCTTGAGTATACGAAAGAAATACTTTGGCGAGGTCGAGTCCTGTCGGCTCAGAAGGGGAATTTTATCGGCAGCATACCGCCGTACGGTTACGAAAAGGTGAATGACGAAATCGGCCCGACACTGGAAGCCGGTGAGTTCGGTTGGGTTGTAACGAAGATTTTTGACATGAAATTTTTTGAACGCAAAAGTCTGGGACGAATTGCGTTCTATCTAAACAGCATAAACGTCAAACCACCAAGGGGCAAAAAGTGGGAGCGCTCTTCTGTGAGTTTCATTCTTCAGAATCCTCACTATAAAGGCTACGTCCGTTTTGCGCATACAAAAACCGAATTTTCGTATGAAGACGGGCATCTTGTAAGAAAGAAAAGCACGGCCGACCCCGAAGACGTTGTATTAGTAAAAGGGAGACACAAGGGCCTTGTAAAAGAATATGTATATGACGGCGTACAGGAAATGCTGAGAAACGATCCTCGTGCACACATAGATCACGCGATCAAAAACCCGCTGTCCGGACTGGTATACTGTTCTGAATGTGGCCGATCAATGACACGGCACCCTTACAAGGGAAACACGAAGGACCGTATAGAATGCCGGACAAAAGAGTGTGGAGGAAAGTCTGCATACCTGGACGACGCGATAAAGAACGTCTCAAATTCGCTTGAGTCGATCTCTATAGAATTAGAAGCGAAAACAAACAGCAGTGATTCGGACGATGACAGCATTTACACAAAGCAGATACAAAGGATGGAAGATGAGCTACAATCGATGGCAGAGCAAGAAAAGAAGCAATACGACCTACTTGAAAAGGGGATCTATTCGGAAGATGTTTTTTTAGAGCGTAACAGCTCTATCAGGGCGGAAATGAATGATCTGAGTCAAAAGATAGACGCATTAAAGAAGAACCGGCCGAAGCGTATAAATTACAGCGAGCAAGTTATTAGATTACGAGCTGCGGTTGATGGCCTCAGGAACGATGATCTTTCAGCGGAAGAGAAAAATATACTTCTCAAAAACGCTGTGAAGAGGATAGATTATATATTTTTAGGCAGAAAAGAAAAACCATCATACGCGCTCGATATAGAGCTTTTAATTTGACGCTTTTAGATATACATCATGAGTATTCGGATTCATCTGCATACTCATGATGTATATATTTTTATATTTTTTAAACTTTTTAATTTTATCTCTTGACTATTGGACACCAATATGCTATAATAAAGACAGTTAAGGAAGACAACATACCAAACAAAAAGGAGATATGAAATATGAAAACATTAGCAAACGAAATCAAAAAGGCACTTGTAAATAAGGAAATGTATTTTACAGAACTTGATTCTTACATGGTTGAAAACGGTTATTATTCCGTTCTCGATGATGGTGCAACAGATGATATCAAAGCTGACAAAGATGTATTCTATACAGCTTGTGATACAGATGTGTGCGAAATTAAAATTAACTTTGAAATCACCATTGGCTGTGGTGAAGACGAAGATACAGCTAACTTCATATTAAAGGTTACTGATGTTTGTGAATTCTAGGAGGTAAACAAATGAGTGATCGTTTTAAAAAAATAGAAGGACAACGATTTGGGCGACTCGTGGCTATATCTCCTACCGAAAAAAGAGATACTAACGGGAGTGTAATCTGGAAATGTAAATGCGATTGCGGTAATATTGCCGAAGTATCAGCTAAAAGCCTTACGGCTGAATCAGGAAGGAATACACGGAGCTGTGGATGCGTATTAAAAGATTATCAACGTACCAAAGGTGCGCAGATTCTTAGAGAAGAAGTAAAAAAAGACTGTGTTGAGGGCACAAAAATCAATTCGTTATCTAGGAAAATATCTATCAACAATACATCTGGAATCAAGGGCGTATCGTGGGATAAAAGAAAAAGTAAATGGATAGCACAAATTTGTTTTAAAAGAACAAATTACAGACTAGGCTATTATGACAATATAGAAGATGCTGCAAAAGCAAGAAAAGACGCAGAAGAAAAATTTTACAAACCGATAATAGAAAAATACAAAGGAGAAAAAAATGACAGAAGTTAAGAGAAACATCATGTTTAACAAGGCCGGTGGAAACGCCGGCAAGAACTCATACACATACCGATTATCTGTTCCGGTGGCCATGATCGAGGCGCTGGGAATAACACCGGATGACCGAGAGGTCATTCTGAAGATAGAGGCCGGAAAAGTTATTGTAGAAAAACATAATAGTTATTGACTATTGGACACCAATATGCTATAATAAAGACAGTTTCTGATCAAAATTTTGTAGACAGTCTTTTAGATTCTTTTGAAGATGGATATAACCAACTTGAAGAGGCTAACGGAGAACTTATGGAAGTAATGACTCAGGGTGTATGGAAGCTTATGCGAGAGGCTGTCAGAGCTTAACAACTATAAAAAGGACGGGAATCAATCTCCCGCCCTTTTTTCACTTTTCAGCCGTTCTACAACAGCTGTGTACTCTTTCGGGTATATGGCCCGTATCGCTTCCATGTGCTCATCCATGACGGATATAAGCGCATCTACAGGCACACTGTAAGCAGCCTGAGAGAATTCGCTCTGAGGCTCGTCTGCGACTATCTGGCGCGGATTTGAAGCACTATAGCTGTATTCCTCTACTTTTCGTACCCGTTCCGGCTCTCTTCCATTCTGAAGCCCGTCACGGACCGTATAGAGGCACGCCAGTTTTTCGCAGACTGCATAATTTGTGCCGCCCGCTTCAAGCTTCGCAATCTCAGCATTAATCTCGTTCAAATCCACGCCTTTCACCGCCTATCCCTGTAATTCTTCCAGTGCCCTTTTCAAAGACGCTCGATCGGTCTGAGAGAGGTCGTCACGGTCCATCATATCTCTGATCTGATCAGAAAGATAGTCACGACATCTGCTCATTTCTCGTCCGTCTCCCCTGGAATAATGGCCTCGAACATAGTGACGCCCTCTGTTCGCATAACTCATGCCTCGATCGTCCATTCGCATTCCATCACGGGCATACGTGCCGGATGATCTCCAATCTCCGTCCATGGAGTAGCCGTTGTCGTCGATATACATGATTTTTTCAATATTCTTGACGGTATCGGTCAGTTTATGCACTGTCTCAAGGTCTCCGGCACTCATTTCGCCTTTCTTAGCAATCTCATCCAACTCTTTGCAGAGCATTTCTTTCAGGTCATACAATGTATTTTTGTTCATTCTTCACACCTCCGTTACGCAACACGTTCAACAATCATGTTTGCGTTGCTGATATTAATAGCCTCTGTAGATGTATTTTCAAGCGCAACTGTCACGCAGCATCCTCTAGGGACGTCGATATAAGCTGCGACATAGACGTTGAAAAAGTTTTCTACCGCAGCCGGTGTGACGATCGCAGTTGCTGAATTAAGAGGCTCCCCGTCAATCGCCAGAGCCACGGAGATAGCTTCAACTGTGCCTCCTGTAGGTATAGCGATATTGCCGCCAAAACTAACTCTATAGCGGGCCTTACACTGATTCGTCGCGCCTCTTAGTGTTACGATGCCGGCACCCTCTCTGTGAACAATGCCGCATCCACCTTTGACCGCTGTCTCTGTAAGGGGAAGGTTCTGGCCAGCGGCGACTAGAACTGTATTAGAATTTGTAAATTCTGCCATTTTTTCACGCTCCTTTAAATAAAAAGTGGCAGGGCAACACCCCCCCACTTAAGCAGTATCAGCGAGGAGTGCTGACCATGTCGATATGCGACAAGCTGCCTTGTTCAGTATTTGGTTAGCATCCACAGCCTGTGCCGCAGTTACCGTACTGGTAAGGTGCCGGAACTGGGAATGCCGGAACAGGTCTCGGATTGTAGTAAGCAAACTGGCCTGTCATGTAAGCCTTAAGGGTATCGTTCTGTACCGCCTGACTTGCTGCAAGCTGTGCTGCAAAAAGCTGCTGGCTCTGCTCTGCAATCTTCGCATCCTTCGCTTCGATTCTCTGTGCTGTCATAGCATCGAGAATGGCTCTTGCGTTAGCGTTCTGATTGTCGATGATATCTCTCGCGGCTGTATTGACACTCTGTCGTGTCTCGCAAGACTGCTGTGCAAGGTTGTAGTTAACGCCCTGAATAGCTTCTCTTGTCTCACAGCAGCAATTAGCCTGCTGCATCTGCATAGCATTAAGCTGCTGCATCAGTCCGGCCTGCTGGTTGGCTCTTGAAATCTCCGCAGACATGAAGCCGTTGCTCAAATTCTGCTGCACACCGTTCACAAGCTGAGCCTGTGAATAGAATCCGTCACACAAGCCATTATTGACGTTGTCAATTTTTCTTTCAATGTTCGCGAAGTCGGATGTCAGGACGTATCCGTCTACTACTCCCGCACCGCCACCGTTTCTGTTGCCTCCGAAGCCGTTGCCGCCCCATCCGCAAAAAACGAAAAGGAAAAGGATAATAATCCACCACGCGCCACCGTCGCCCCATGTGCCGCCGTTGCTGTTTCCTGTCACCGCTGCGAAATCCGCAGGAGTCATTTCACTTGTCGTTAAACTCATTTTATAATCTCCTTTGCTTTATTTTTTAAACCATTGGCCTATGATTTTTTAATTATTTCTGTCCCATTCCTCCCATGAGGGACTGGAACTGTTTCGCCATCGCTTGAAGCTGATCAAGCTGCTGCTGATTCATCTGACCACTCTGCAAAAGGTTCATAACCGCCTGCTTCGGGTCTCCTGTGAACGAATTTTTGAATTGATTGAACTGCTGTATCATCTGCATTGGATTATTCGGAATCTGCTGCATCATTTGTCATCGCTCCTCTCTTTTCAAGAACGCCTACACGCTCTTCTAATGACTTAAGCTGTTTCTCTATAACATTATCCGCATCCGTCCGTTTAGACTCTGGATTCGGAGTCTGTGCACCTTTTCGGGTGTATTCGAACACTTCCATATACGGCTTTCCTGTCTGATCGGCTCTCTTTTCGTAGAATACCGGGGCAGTGCTGTCCCACAATCGAACAAATCCGTTCGGTGCTACTAGATAAGCCTGCGCTGCTCCCTCTCCCTGTACCCAGATTCGTTCGTCTGGATTGGTCGGCTGCTGCTGAACTGGTTGATTCATCTGGTTGAATGCATTCTGCATCCTGAGCTGACTCAGCTGATCTGGAACAGGTGGGTTATAACCCACACCAAACTGCGGATACTGCTGATAGTTGTTCATGTTTCCGTAAGGGTAATTCATGCGCTCTCCTCCTTTTTATGCCAGTAATATAGCGGGATTTCTTGCCCAGAATCCCATGTGTCATACCAATCGCCGTCGACTAGTGCCACCACATGGCCAGACAGGGCTAATATGTAGATGCCTTTCTGATGCTCTCTGGCGAAATCTGAGACGGTGTATATCTTACCGTGTACGTCAGGAACCATCTTTCTTGAAAATCCTATATCTAACAGATATGCGCCCCATACACTGTTGGCTGACGGCATATCGGACATTAACAGACCGTACAGGCACAGCTGCACATAAGTATATTGCCAAGTCTGATCTGTCGCCTTACTGATTGCCCGGACTGTACAGTCGCCGACTCTCGCTGCTATCGGATTGGGGTTGTATCGCTTATACATCGGCATCCCCCTTTCTAATCTATATTTAAACAAAAAAATATAGCGTATCCCACGAATCAGATACGCTATATTTACGCACATTATTTATTTTTTAGTTCTTTAGCATAGGCTACAACCCACGGGATTGACAGGAGCTTGTCCGCAGCACTGTACCAAATTTTTTGAACATTCCGTACTGAAATATCCATCACTTCCGCCGCCTTTTCCTGTGTATAACATTCGTCCAGAAGAAGGCTGACAGCCTCTTTCTCTCTTCTGTTCAGCCGTGCCCGGATCATCGCAAATTCGATGATCTGACTGTCTCCGCAATCCCAAAAGTATTTTATTAAGCCTCTATCCATGCTTTTTAAATGCACAATATAAAAGACACACGATGTTAAAAACGGCTGAAAGAGTAAGGGCCTTTTTTAACTGAATATTGCGCTTCTCTGAATGAATAGCGGAAGATAATGCATCTTCTAGCAGCATTTCCTTTGCTTTTTTCATATTCCTTGTTTACTTTCTGACAGTCTTAGCTTTTCTCAAACAGGATGGTCCGAATTTCAGATCAGTTGTCTCTCCCTCTGCAATCTGGAACGCCTTAATGGCTGCTACAGTCCTTCCAAGGCATTTTCCATCTACTCTGTCCTTGTATGTGCCGTACCATTTAAAAAACAGCTGCACCTTCTTAACTTCTGTACCGGTGTCACCTTCGCCGATATAGCCCTTTGGTGGAAGAGTCGGGAACTCGCCTGTATAAGCCTTTTTGCCTGATTTCTTCTGTACAATCCAGATGACGTTGGTATCATATCTGAGCTTTTCAGGGCTGAAATATCCGGTGTTGTTTCTTGCCCCGGAATCACGCACATAGAGCTTCCCGTCCTTGTAGTCTGTGATGGCTAAGTAATGACCGCCGGATGTCCAAAAGTTATCCTTTGCCCCGTTCACCTTTCCGACCGTCAGGAACACGGCCCACCAGTCGCCTTTTAATGACTTCATCTTAGCCATTGCGTTTTTCCAAATTGTGCCACCGGAATGCTCCGGCTTGTAATATCCAACGACATCGAAGCCGTAACTTCTGAAAGCAGCAGTTACACCGGCACGGGTTGTGCCGGATGAAAAGAAATCGCCGTTTGCGTAGAGCCACTCGGCAACCTTTTTTGGGGTAATGTCCTTGACCAGATTAGCAACGATGGATGCAATACTGCAAGGGCCACAGCCGGATGCTGCCATCGAAATTCCATGCAGTGTTCCCCATTCTTTCTGTCTAAACGTCTTACTCATATCAGTCTATCTCCTCTCTATTCTGCTTCTACTTCCGGAATGCCTGCAACACTTGTCAGGATGCTCACCACTCCGGCCATCACAGCGCCAGAGAGGATCATCTTCCAATCCACAGCAGTGATGAACGCGTTAGTCCCGATCAGTGCCACGGCTGTCTGGGCCATGGTCTTGACAGCTCTCACACCTGCCGCTTTGAACCACTTAACTGTATTTACATCCGCTTTAAATACGCAATTTCTAAACATTCTATACACGATCCTTTTCTTCTAAATCCGCTATTCGGTGATTTGCTACACGGACTTTTTCGTCCATTGTAGCCATCTGCTTCTCTAATGCATATGTACGTTCGATGATGCTGTTATGTTTGTCAACTCGCTTGGTGAGCTCGTCAATCTTATAACTTATCATCGTCGTTGTCTCGTCATGCTGTGCTTTTGTACGATACTGTTGAAATGCATTGTTAATCATGCACACAATAATAGCTACAACTCCGGTTATCATTGCTTCGGTCATATCTGTGTACCTCGATTTTGAGTATTTGCCTTGACCCCGGCAAGGGAGATAAACTGGATCACCTCCTGAGAAAGCTAGCCCACCTGTTTCTTAGTGATTTGGGAATATATTTTTCCCATACGAAATAATACTCGTTGACCTGTTCGGATTCCGTCTCTGTCTCAATTACCGTTTGCGTTTCGGTCTCGGATTCCGTCTCTGTCTCGCTTTTGAAATATGAATCCGGAATCACTACATTCTCAACAGCCTTCTTCCCGGCTTCGTAGGCAGCGTCATAAGCTGACTGCATGTCCGGCATCTTTGGAGGACTCAGCGGCGGCGTACAAGCGAGTGCCGGCAGTGCCATTGCCACCACAAGAGCGGCTGATAAAATCAGTAGAATTAATTTTTTTCTCATCAAAAGACCTTCTTTCTTTTTGATTTTTTAATATTATCTAGTTAACTAAAAACCTCAAATTGTTGGTCAAACCAATCGAGATCTACCGGAGAAGCATATCCAATCCAATGCTCTGATCCATCGTAAAACGCATATACGCAAAAATCATTGTCGATTTCTATATATCCGCCATATTTTTTACAGTATTCCATTGTCTGCGAAATATATTGATTCTGCTCATATCTTTCCATATCAAACGGAATGCGTTTAGGTTTCATCATTTACTTCCTTTCTGGCATATTTTATCGGTAATGGTATCAAAGATTGCTTCCTTTACTTAACTAAAATGAATTTTATATGTCTCATCTTTTTTATGCTGCTACTAACAAATATCGATTTGCTTTGATTTATCATCAAGTTCTACTCCATTTGTCCCACAACAATACGATTCAATCATAACTCTATAATCTCCTCTTCCTGATTCGATTATTTTTTCAAGAACAGCATGTAGCTGAGAAACCGTCATATTCTCCTCAAAGCAAGCCACATTATACATAAAATCCTCTTTAAAACCAAACATTTTATTCCCTCTTTTTACAATTTTATTTTCATATGCTATAATTCGCACTACTGAATCTTTTTAAGTAATGCTGTTTTTTCTTGCTTCGCTATAGAGAGCTTCAGTTAATTATCTATTCACGACAATATTATTGATAAATTGATTCTGTGGAGCAGTTCCAATTATTCTGCATTTATTTTCTGTATCAGCTGTAAGATTGCCAATAAAATTGTTCATGTAAGTATTGCTGTATCGCCAATATGAATTATCCTCATCAGTATTATTTTCATAAATCGCATACTTATCTGTAAATTTTTCAGTATTGCTATCACTGTAAAACCTGTTATTCATAATTGTTCCAAAAACACTTCCAGCGTCAAAACAAATAGCTGATTTTCTGCAATCATCTGTTTGGTCTTTATGTCCCCACTTCGTGAATGAATTTCCCTCAATGTAGACAAAATCTGTCCTAGACATAACTCTGATACAATTTGCATAAATTTTATCAAAAAAATAGTTTTCAATTATTCTTGCACATCCTAAAAGAACAACTGAAGAAATTGGCTTTACATCATCAGATTCCAATCCGCTCTCATTCCCATATACTTTGAAAATGTCATAACACATACCACTTCTTCGGAATGTGTTATTATAAATTTTACCGTCGTTTACGCAAATATCAGCGCAATTGATATTATATGTTTTATTATCCCATGAGACATTTTCCATGCCAATATTTTCGCAGAATAAGCAATCGTGTACTTCTGCATCTGAACGATATAGGCAAATTCCAACCTTATTTCTTTGAACTGATAAATTATGAATATAAAGAACATCCGTTGGTGTATCTGCACCAATAGCTACGGCACAATTTGTAAATCCGCAATTATATATCCTATCAGTATCAGCATATCCAGTGAATCGGATTCCGTAGCTTGTATTATCAGTTTTGTTTCGACCATATCCGAAAAATGACAAGTCGTGTATCGTTGTACCTTTTGCCCCTCCGATATGTAACAAATCCGTATTACCAACAGCTTGTAAAATAGTTCCACCTCTGTCTGGCGAATTTAATGTATCTTCTCGCAAATCAAGTAGAGCTCCTTCACCGCACAATTCTATTAGAGTATTACCCGTTTCAATCGGTTGGGATATGAAAAACTTTCCTTTCGTTAGAAATACTTTACCACCTGTAGACGCTAACGAATTTATTGCATTTTGAATTTCGATACTATCGTCTGACCCATCACAAATAAATTGGCAAACTGATTTAATGGCAGATGGGGCTTCACTTGATGCGACTGCTATAAAAGGAAGTCCAGTTGAAATATTTACCATGCTTGATTGAATAGCTTGATATACCGCATTTGATGTCACAGGGTTCATGTCTTTATTTTTAACGATATCTACCACACTTGGTACAACAGGAATTTTCCCATTTATGTATTGTTCCGTGATAGGAATCAGCTTTTCAAATTTCGATGTGTAGATATTGGAATTATAATCATTAATTCTTAATGTTTTTCCTGCGGGAACAAATGCAATAATATTCTCATGAAATATCTCCGTGCCATTAACATAATTGTTAGATGTTACGATACAAAAATCATCTACATATGCTGTCGCACTCTGATTTTGTGTAAACGAGAATTTAAAAACCGTATCATTTTCTGGTGTTATCTCTTTTAATTTCGTACTTGCGCTATAGATAAGTTCTTCACGAGTAGGTGAAAAATATTTATTGTCAGTTTCGCTGAGTTGTGACGACGCATCTATAAAAATTTTCCCCACGTCATTATTGCTTGTATCTTCCCTGCTGTATTTTAAAACATAGGTTTTCGTGTTATAACTTGCTGAATAAAAATCAATATATGAAGCGTTATCAATTACATTAACGTCCATTTCAAATTCTTTATTTTCTGGGACGTGGATTTGCCGAATGATACCAAATTCAGAATCGAGAAAACTCACACCATAAATATTGTCGCTATATCCGTGATATAGATACTTATCGCCTTTTTTACATGGAACACGCATCAAACGTGCTTGCCATTCTTTTTTCCCACTTACAAATCCGTCAGATGCATAATATCCTAAAATTGTTTCAAATTGTACAGGAATTAACCTAGCATTGCGTTTATAAACAATATCTTCCTTTAGTGAACCAACCTGTCCAGTTAACGCAGTGTAATCTTCCGGAATCGTAGCAAGCGTATCAGTCCCTTTTTTTGCGATTTCAGCAGTAGCCGAATCCTTTGCCGAAGCAATAGCATCCGTCGCAGATGTCTGCGCCTCCGTGATCGCTCCCGTTGCAACGTCTTTTGCTTCAGATATAGCCGCAGTAGCTGATTCTTTTTCCGTATTTGCATGCTCTGTGATAGCTGCTTTAGCCTCTGCTGTCTTATCTGCGACATTCTGTCCGAATTCAGACGCAGTTGTATCAACAGAATTCTTTTTTTCTTCAACAGATGCCTTCATCTGTTCGACTGCCTTTTTGTCCTCTGTGACCTTCTCAGCTGTTTTTCCGAAATCGGCGAACATCTGTCCAAATTCGTCTCTTGTTCCGGTGTATCCCTTGCTCACGGCCTCAGCATAGGCCGTTGCGATGCCTAAATCTGTTCTAATCATGAAATATAACCTCCAAACGTCCGCTATCTGTTAATTCGAAGTCCAATTCGTCTTTGATGTTTTCCGTACGGTCAAGAATCAAATGACCCGAATCGTCAATGCTCAAGTGGCAGAATCCGTTTTTTGTAGCTACCTGCTTCGCTGCTTCCGAATAGAATTTTGCATTGTTATCGACCGTCTCAGGAATGTCGCTGTCACCGATCGCCCAGGCCTTCGCTTCTTTCTTCGCTGTTTCAGTTAATTTAAAATTCTTGTCAACAGCTTCTTTGTTCTGTTTCACTTCCGCTGCCGATGCTGCAGCATTTTTTTCGGAAGAGGCAGCGGAATTTGCCGATGCTTCCGCAGCGTCTCTGGCCGTTTCTGCTTTTGATGCGGCAACAACCGCTTTCCCGACTTCAATTTCAACCGCACTGGCATTATTGCCTTTAAAAGGTTCCCCGGTTGTGGTCTGATACGGAAGGACTACAAGCTTTGCACTAGTAGTTGTGATTCTCTCTTCAAGCTCTCCTGTAGACTCGTTATAAGCTGCCCCATGCATCCACACGTCCCATGTTCCGGCACTCAGGTCAATTCCTCTGCCCTGTGTGATGCCGTCATCCACAAGGGTTACATCCGCCTGATTCTCGCCATTCTTGAAATGCACCGTTTTAGTCAGACCAAGCCAGTCGAGTGAAAAGACGAATCTGGCTGATATATAGTTTTTGCTGTCGCTTACCGTCGTATTTTTCGCAAGCTGAAGAACCTGTCCGGTCACTTTTCCACGTATCATTCCACATCCTCCTATTATTAGTTTGTTCCATTATCCCACGCTATGCTAACAATTACTCCGTATATCGTTCCTTTATTGGCAACAGCACCAGTAACAGCACCAGTCGCTGATTTGCCAAAAAACCATATTTTTTGTCCAGCAGTTAATGTAGCTTCTATCCATTGCGCAATTTCAGTATCTGTTGCGTTTGAGTATGGCAGATACACAAATGTCGCACCAGCAGTTCCTTCGCTATTTCGAACTCCTGTTATATTTGCACTAGAAACTTTATTTGAATTGGTACTCAATTCTACCATAGGTTTATTTCCAGATGTACCAGAAGCCACGCCAATAAAAGTGAATCTATAGGTACCGTCTTTAGGAACGACAAATCTCCCAATATTCAGCACTTGTTCACTTGTGCTTGAACTACTCGTTGTTAGCTTTTTATACTTCCCCCAAATCGGTGTATCACCAGCTTCGATTATATCAGGGAGTCCGGCTCCGGAACTGCCACCGGATTCAACATGCTCACCCGTGATTGGATTTCCGTGACAATCGTGTGCTGTATATCCCTGCTTCAAGGACGATGCATTAACCGTGTCATCCGTCAGGTCAATCAGCACCTCAGAGCCGTATATAACCTTATTTACTGCCATTTTTACCCTCCTATCCGATCGTTACGGTCGTCCCGTTTGCGTTTTCGTCTCTCGATATTGGGATAGCATTAACCGTCACCTTCGAAAGGGCATTATAGCCAGAATCGGGCTCGACAACCTGTTCGTTCGCTGCCGGTGTCACACTCTTCTGCTGTGCTACAACATTACCGCCGATTGACTTGATGAGGTCTACGAGCTGCTGATATGTGACCGTCCTTGTGCCGTCTGATGTGTCGACGATAAATACTTCAGAGCCGTTGAACTCCTGTATCTTTTCGTAAGCACTGATTTTTGACATGACTTTCCTCCTTACTGGTCAATGCGACCGATTGAACACCACTCGATCGTTGCCGTTGTGGCACTCGTTGCGTTGAAATACAATGTAAAGCTTTTTGCGGTTACCCCTCCAACCGAAACGCCGTACTTGAGTGGATCGCTTGCATGGATCGTGACAAAAACATTCGGAATGGACTTGTATGCATTCGGGAATGTGATTTCTTTTTTTACCGCAGTATTCGCTTTCTCTACAGTCATCGACTGCGAACCTCGCTGAATGATAGGTACATTATAACTATTATCCTTATAATTGAACTGCATTTTGCCGTTTGAATAAATTCTAAGCGAAGATTTTTCGCTGCCGTTAGCATCCTGAAGGGAAATCCCGGCACCGATAACTTCAGGATTCCCAGATGAAGAATTGAAAGAACTCACCCAGCTCATCAGTGCCGCTTTTGCATTATCGCTGAAAGCCCTCAATGTTCCTTTGAAATCAAGCTTCTTTTCAAGGTTTGTGGCCCTTGTGTCTAACTTTGTGATATCTTCCGAATTCGCTTTTGCCCGAGAATTCGCTGCCTTTGCAACATCATTTGCAGCACTAACCTCTTTCTGAAGGTTACGCAGATTCTTGATATTCGATATCACTGGCTCGATTTTCTGAATCGTTGAGCCGTATAGGACGATTCTGTAAAGCGGGACCTCTCGAAGCGTTCCGCCTGATCTGATGTCATTCTGAGTCACGGACGGGTCGGACGGAGAAGAGGAGGCTGTGCCCTTAACGATATCAACCGCAAAAGATTCAACGCCGGATGATGCATTTTTTTGATACCGTCCAATAATTAAGTCGTTTCTGTAAAGGCCCTGTGACCCTGTTGATACTGTTAATTTCTCTGTCCCGTCTGTTCGACAGTGCACACCCTGAATGACGATCTCAAGCTTCGGCAATGTCACAACGCCGGAGGTTGTTTCTTTTGCCTCCGGCATATCAAAAGCAAGCACAACGTCAGAGCTACTCAGAAGCCCCGCGTTGAAAGAAGCCCAGTCATCTGCTGTAATGTGTGCACTTCCTGTGTGTCCGGTAACTATTTTTGCCATTATTTATCATCTCCTATTTTGAAAGATACCGATGCTATCCCATTTTTGATTTTTAGAATTTTCTTCGTAACCGGCTCTTGAATCGTGATGCCGGTGACATAATCGCGGCCCGAAATGACGCTGCCAAGCTCTAACTCAATCTGTGAGCCGTCAGGAATCGTCATTGTCTGACTATCCGACTCATTTATTTCGCCAAATTTCTTCGTAGCACTATCAAGCAGCTCTGTTTCGCTTCCTGTTGATTCTGATGAACTGTAATCGTATTTATACACCCTGATATCATCACCGTTTGGAATTTCAGAAACCTGTTCAACCGTTCCATCATCTTTTTGATGCAGATACAGAACCGTTCTTTTTTCGAGCTGTCCGCCACCGAGTGCGATCATATAGTTGTATTTCAGAATTTTTTTGTCGATGCTGAAATTAAGATCATAGTCCTGCGATATCTCATCATCAACCTCATTCAGTTTCGCTGACAGTTCAACGAAAAATTGGGCTTCTTCGTTGACCACGCTGATGTCTAGTCGATAGCCATTAGTTTTAATCAGAGATTCCATTGCGTCGAGAATGTAATCATACCTGTTTATTTTGAAGGAAGTTACTGAAACGCCTGTGAGCGTGTCTGATACCATAAATATGCCGGTATATTGACCACCCAATAAAGTCTTAAGGCATTCCGTTAAATCTCCTGAAACATACAAATAAGCTTCTCCGGTCGGTGGCTCAACAACCTTGTCCTTGAGCATTCCCCGGAACGTCTCGCCGTATATTTTCACAGTTCCATCGGATGTATCTGACTTAATTCCTTCTATCCGTCCGCCGTATTCTGTTCCGTCGCAGTAGATATAGCGCCCTTTTTCGTAGATTTCCGAATCATACAGCGACACAGGTATTCCGATCTCAAAATCATTTTCACTGCCGATTTCAAAATCAAACGAGCACTTATCAGAGAGATACTTCATGTCGTATCTATCCTTATCGGTCATGTAAAAATCCATGATGTACCCCCTTACAATTCAATTCGATTGTTATTAGAATCAAGAATCGGATCTCCGCTTGAATCGAGCAAGTAAACGCTCATATCTTCTGTTTCACTGCCACCGGGTGCCGGTGTAGATGCATCACTGCTTCCGATATTGCCAGTCAAAGATTCCCAATCGGGTTCACTTCGCTTGTGATATAAGAGTACGTCAAATCCAAAATCTCCGGACCATATAAGTTCGTTTTGACCAGGCTGAATCTCTTCAAAGACACTTTCCTTCTTATACCTGTAACGCATCACGGATGTCTCAGCACGGTCTTGCAGAACCTTAGTGATCGTCTTGTTCATAGAGTCAATAACGATGTTTTCACCGGAGTTAAGACCTACATTGACCTGATAAGTATGGCCGCCAATCTTGATCATCACCGGATTAGAGCATGGACCGTACACAGTGATCTTGAATGCAGCAGGAAAGATTTGAGAATTTGAAACGGTATTCTGTCCAACATTCACCGACCGCAAGTCGACCGGAAGGTCGAACGGAAAATCAACGCCGCCGCTTGCGGATGTGTTCAAAGCTCCGTAAGAATATAGCTCTTCTTTTATCCAGAACGGTTCATCTGTGATCACGGTCAGGTCTGCCTTCGTGAAGTCTCTATGCATCAGATAGCTGCTATTTTCGATTGCAGTAATCCAACATTTTAGATACCATTTGCCAATATATATACGCCCTTTTTTGCCTGCTAAAATATCACTTTCGAAAACTTCAAAAAGGCTATTCCGAACAGCTATTCTTTCAGAAAGTGAGTTTTTTATAATAACAATTGGAAGGCTCTTTTTAACGGGTTCCTTATAGAATCCACCTATGATATTGTTATCATCCGAATACGACCAGTCATAATCTCGTAGGTCATTATAGTTAGCATACAGGCCGCCTTCACCGAAGACGACCCGTTTACCGTTGTTATTTTCGTAAAAAAATTTATCAAGCATATTTTTTCACCAGTCTTGCAAGCTCTCGCTCGTCAAATTTTATATTCATCGACCTGAGAGCGTTCACAATCTTGTCATAGAGGCCGTTATTGAGCTTGATCAGCTCCGACAGGATAGCTTCAAGAACGTCATTAGAGCCTTCGGCAGAGGCTTCTCTAATCATGTCCATTAGATGCGCTTCTCCTGCTACAACCTCGTTTCCTGCCTCTCCACCGCCTAACAGATGCCCTCCGGATGCCCCAAAAATGGTTGCATCGCTAAGAATCATTGCGTTATCCATGGCCTTTTTGTACCATTCGATGCTGAAATGCGGCACGCTCGGTGGAGTCAGGCCAAATTTGCCGGTGATCGACAGATGAGGCAGTTTCAAATGTGGAAGGCTCCACGAAAATTTGAATACGCTCTTAATCTTGTCGATTGCACCCTTGACGATATTGAAAGCCTTTGTGAAGGTTGTTTCAAACGGATTTGTAACAGTTGCTACAGTGCTTTTTACAGTCGCTATCGCATTTTTAATAGGAGACGTGATGAAGTTTTTCACACTCGAAAAGATACGACTCACAACGCCTTCTATACCTGCTCCCGTGAATGTCGACTTGATGTTAGATACAGCATTTTTGATGATTCCTTTCGCCTTTGAAGGTAGTGACTTAATGCCGTTGATAACGCCGTCTAAGACGTTCTTACCGAGATTTAGCCAGTTAAACGCTGTCCATACTGAAACGATAGATTCAATAATTTTCGGAATATTCTCGACCAGAGTCGGAATGGCCTGAATAATGCCGTTCACAAGCATTACGATCAGATCAACGCCGGCCATAAGGATTTTCGGAGCATTTTCGTTGATGATTTCCGCAATATTAATAACAATCTGCGGCACATACTCGATAAGAAGCGGCAAGCTATTGATTAATCCCTGCGCCAGATTCTTAATTAATTCCAATCCGGCATCTATGACCGTTCCGGCGTTCTCTCGAATGTACTCCGTGAACTGTTCCAGCATCGGCAACACATTCTCTAAGAATGTCGGGATGCCCTCAACGAGTCCATCGCTGAGCTTTTTAAGCAACTCTACAGCTGTATCTTTGCCTGTCTCAACGAAATCTTTCCCCCCCCCGACTCCCACAAATTTGACAGTGTTTCAATACCGAATTCGATGACATCAGGTGCATTTTCGACAATGGCCGAACCGATAGCCTTCATCATCGACTGTCCGGCACTGAAAAATGCCGGAACGACTTCTGTTACAACGCCGGGAAGCTTCTCTGCAATGACAGGGCCAATGTCCTGCGCTGCCTCTCCAATGCCCTTGAAAATCTGAAGAATTCTCGGTAATACATTGCTTGCTGCTACTTCTACACTCTCGATGAACTGAGATGTCAGATCTGAAAGGTCTTGATTCTGGTCGGCGATTCCGGTCACAAGATTTTCCCATGATGCTTTTGCAGAATTAACAGAACCCTCAATGGTGGTTGCTGCTTCTTTCGCTGTTGTTCCGGTAATGCCCATGTTCGTCTGAACTTCGTGGATGGCATCGACAATCTGATCAAATGTGATGCCGTCTAAGTCTTCGATAGTCTTATTCAGAATGCCGGAATCGTTGATCAGCCTGACCATTTCGGCCTGAGTACCGCCATAACCGAGCTTAAGGTTGTCGAGCATTGTGTAATTTTGTTTCGCAAAGCCCTGATAGGAATTCTGAATATCCTGAATATTTGTGCCCATCTTGTTGGCGTTGTCGCTCATGTCCGTGATGGCTCTGTCGGCTTTTTTTGCTGCTGCTTCAGTATCTCCACCAAGACCCTGAATCAGTGACGCCGAGAAGCTTGTGACAGTTTCCATGTAAGTATTCGCCGACATTCCTGCTGTCTTGAAAGCTCCTGCAGCAGCTTTCATCACTGCGTTTTGCGCAGACATGAGGCTTTTATATTTATCTTTCGCGTTATCGACCGTACTATCTATGCTCTTTGCGTATTCTTCCAGGCTCTGCCCTCCGGCGCCAAACAGAGTCTGGACACCGCCAGCGAGCTGCTCATAGCTCGAATATGCATCGAGCGATTTTTTTGTAATAACAGCAATACCGGCTTGAATCGTTCCATACGCTGCCGCTACCGTCTTTGCAGTCGTGACAGCCGCTTTCCCGAAAGTGGACGCGATGAAACTGCCGGCCGATTTTGCTTTGCTTTTAGAATCGTCTAAGCCTTTGTCGTATTCTCCCGTGTCAAGGCTCAGCTTTGCATATAACTCAAGAAGATTCAAATTTCAACCCCGCCCTTCTCATCAGATCAGCGACAATCTCATCGCCGGAACGAGTGTCTTCTTCTTTTTGTTTCCCTTCTATAATGTCAGCATATCTTTTTATAATCGGCTCTTTTCTGAAGGCGTTGAGACCACACAGGAGGCTGTCTGTCACATATATTCTATACGCCTTTGTTTCAATATCTTGCTGAATACGGGCTACCGTAAAGCCTATAAAACCTTTAACGCTGCGCCCTCTGTATTCTCCGACGCAGAGCCAGATGATTCGCTGATATTCTCTGACTCTGCTGATGTAAAAAGCCCCTGTAAGTCCTCATCATTCGCAAGTGACATTACGTCTTTTACAAGGCCCATGAAGCCTTTTGACTGCTTGTATTCGTCTACAGTCTGCGTGTTAAGAGCTGCCATGATGACGATCAGGTCTTCCTTATGCTTTTTGATAAGGACCGGAAGGCTTGACTTGATCCGGCGCAAGGCCATCTGAATCGCATTTTCACCTTCCTGTGGCTTTTCCTTTGTGAAAAAGTCCCTTGCTGTATCGTCTTCGGCAATGCTCATGATCGGAACAAGGATATCTGCAACGATATCAAGTCCCTGCTCCATTGTGATTTCTGAAAGTTTCTTCATATTATCTCATTCCTTCCTTATTTACCGGCGGATACATACACTTCGTAAGGCACTTTGTCCGGTTCGTCGATGCTGTAATGTCCTGTGTATGTGAATGCCATCTGTCCTTTTGATTTGTCGCTTGTGGTCAGCTGAAAACCGCCTGTAGAGAGGGCGTTAATCAGATGGATTGCCATAAATCCGCCGTTTGTATCGTCGTTTTTGTCAGAATAATCACCGACCCACCAAATATCTCCATAATCTGCCAGCTTCACGTCGTTTCTCGGCGTGATCTTTGTCTCGTCTGCGCTGTCTATGTCTGCTGCTGCCATAAGTTTTTTAACGCTTGCAGTATTAGCTGTAACATATGTTCCGGATAACGTGACTTCATGGCTATCCAGGCGTTTCAATTCCATTGTATTCTTCGGACAGTTGTCGATATCTTCGCCGAAATCAGTAAATGTAAGAGTATCTGTGAATGTGATACCGCCTGTAGTAGCCCCAATAATGTTTCCAGCTGTGCCGCTTGATGGTGTGAATGTATCGTACAGCGCACCCGTATTCATCTGCAATTCTTTGAATGTATTTTCAGGTATTTTTGTAAATTTCATAATCTATCACCCCTTCAAAAATTCAACTGTGATATTAAGCAGACGCCTCTTAATTGATGTATCCCCGTCATCCAGAAGGGCATTACACCACGGTTCACCACGCTTGAGCCATATTGCTCCGCTATCGCAGGCTACTACTTTTCCGCCTCGTCCGATAGCTGCTGCAATCTCATCCGCTTTCTTGTTCGGAATCAGCTCAGAAGTCGTATAGAACCACAGGGATGCAGTTATAGATTGCTCTGCATCTCCGAAGAATCCGTCGTAATAATCGTATGTCATATACGGAAAAACGACATCATCCGGGACAGATGTCGTAGGATATGCCGTTATTCCAAAAGAGTTAAAAAAATTATATAATGCTTCGCCTGTTGTCATTGTGTCAGCTCCCATCTCTCTGCCGTTGACTGTGCGATGTCCAGTGTCGATACAGTCGGAGACATCTTATCCGAAGAATCTGACGTAATTCGGAACGTTTTGCCGTCAGAGAGGCGACGGATCACGTCGTGATAATCCAGATGAACGTTTCTGCTTGTAGTCACTGTGTATACGCTCGTCATGCCGTCATGTTCGGCCTTGCGGGCTTCCATTGTGGTGTTAAGAGTAAGAGCTGCATTGAATTCTGCGCCGTCTGTCCACTCAGAAAGGAAGCCGCCTGCACCGTCTGGTGTACGTTTCTTTTCGACGAAGCAAAAAGGAATCATCATGTTTTCGATCAAGCTCATTAGACCTTCCTCCATTCGTTTAAGCGGCTCGCAAACACATCTTTCCATGTCTGCGGTGAACCATTCTGATTTGTCGCACGTGTATAGCTGTATCCGCCGAATGACTCGCTAGAGTACGGCCCAACATTGTTTCCGCCATACTTCTCTACATACTGTGCGATATCCTCGCAGAGGTTAAGGAAAGCTTTCGGAGGCTTCAGAGGAACTATAGTCCCAGTGAATGTCTCGTCATCCAGTTCAAACGGCGGATACTGGTACACCCCGTCATTCAGCACAGAACCTTCAATTAAGAAATACTGACCTTCAATCAGAAAAGGAAGGTCAATGGTGCCATCCTGAATCGTATAGGTCCCGTCGATATACTCCTCTGTTTGGAAGTAATTCCGGATATGTCTCATTATCTCAGAAATCATCATTAACCCTCCTCTCTCTTAATTCTTAGGCTGCCGCTGTGATTGTGCCTACAACAACGCCGGAAATCATTTCTGCAAACAGTGTCAGACCGCTGACGATAACATCTTCACATGTCATCGTTTTGTAGTCAGAATCCTCATGAATACCGATCAAGCCAAGCTCATCAGCCGTGAAGCTGAATGCATTGCCTAAATCAGCACCGTTGACCGGGATGTAATACAAAACAAGGTTGTCCTTAGCTGTCGCATATACCTTACCCTTCGGAACAGAGCTGTTCATGAAAACAGTGCCCATTCCGAGGAAGTTTTCAATATACGTCATGCCGAACGCTGTCTGTGTAGTGATCGTTGCTGTTGCAAGATAATCGGCAATATCAAGCGGATTGATGAAGTATACTGCTTCGATAGCATTGTCTTCGAACAGTGTCTGCAGCTGCCCCCACGTCTGTGCAAGTGTCGCCTGAAGGCCTACGCCTGTAGATGTTCCTGTTCCTGTTCCTAAGAACGTAAAGAACTTTGTACGAATGTTGTTCTGGATGTCCTTCATCATTCTGTCGGTTGTCAAGGTCACCGCCTGGTCAAAACCGGACCCAATGATAGCCTCCGCTGTTGTAGCCTTTCTCCACTTTTCCAGTGTGATTTCCCCGTAATTAACTACTTTCATTTTGTATTTAGAAAGTGGAATCACTTCACCTTCGGCAACAGTTCCGCTCGCGAGCGTACCAGTTGCTTTGTATGTCTTTAAAACGCTTCCGGACTGTTTAGAGATTTTTCTAGTCACGCCGAGAGCCTCAATGAGCTTCTTAAGATTCTCTGTGAAAAGCTCTGTGAAAGCAATCTCCCTAATCTGAGCATCTGTCAGATCGGTGGTTTTAATTAAATTTGTTTCAGTAGCCATTTTTTAATCTCCTGAATTAACATTATTAGTTGTATAGAGCTGAGGATTCTCGCGGATACGTTTCATCATTTCTGCTGTTGATTTGACGCCCTTCCTTGCCTCTTCTCTGCTTGTATATGATCCTGTTCCTCCGTCGTTTGTCGGAGGATTCTTGACATTTGCGCCCTTTGTATGTGTAGATTCAATAAATCCTGACCAATCTGATTCAATCTTCTTTTTGACATCAGCTGCATCCTTGATCTGTCCTTTATCATCCATCTCAATTTCTTCAAAATTGGTGACTTTAAGCACATTGTCAATAACCTTGGCACTCACCTTTGACTCTTCAAGAAGCTTCTTGTAAGCCGCTTCTTTAGCCGTTCTGCTGTCCTTAGCAGTCTGATCATCTTTGAATTTTTTGAAAGCGTCGCGCTCGCTTTCGTATTTCTTTTTCCATTCGGAATCATCGCCACCGCCGTTTTTCTGAGCATCTTTCAGATCAGCCTGTGCCTTCTTCAGCTGTTCTTTTAAGTCGTCCTGTTCTTCTTTGAGGTCGTCCACCTCGCTGTGCAGCAGGTCCATTACAGCCGTCAGCTTTTCTTCATCTGTCATGTCGGCATCTTTGACGATTTTTCTAAGCTCACTTCTTTTAAGTGCCATTTTTATTCCCTCCAATTCTTTGGTAGCTTCGCTTTGCTAACGGGCAAAACGACCGCTATTCTTCGCAGTCTTTGCTTATATATTAATTTATTTTTTCTGTCTTCAACTGCCAAAAAAGGGACTCGGCACAATGCCGAATCCCTTATCCTTCCATCATATCCTTGATGATATTTGCATATTTACTTGAATATTCCGTCACGGCCGGTTTTAAAAATGGTCGCGGTCTCATACCGTGTGTCATGTGCCAATTTCCGTTGGCATCCTGATACTTCCACGGTGTCTTTCTTCTGCCGTATGGGGACTGTGTACCGCTTCCCATTTCGAAATAGATAGCGTACGAAACATTAGTTCCGATATAGCAGTCTTTCCCGTCAACGATGTGTGTTACGCTAGACATCAGACGGCCTGTTCGGGGCGTTGTAGCTCCGGTTATAATCTTTTTCTGTATGTTTTTCTTAGCATACCCTTCCGCAGCCAGTCCAATTTCTTCCAGCGCCTTATTGCACTTCTCATCAAACAAGGCTTTGACTGCATCCACATTGTCTACTACCTCGAATCCTGACATCTTACCGCCTCTTTCCTCTTTTCCATGCTGCATATTCTTTTGCGCCGCCACTCCAATGACTCAGATCAACCGGATCAGCATCGTTAATGCCGGATATAATAGCCCGTGTGGTGCATCGGCAGTTGTACAGCTCCCTTGCAGTGCCATACAGCATGTCCCCCGGAAAACGAAGGCCATTGGCGAACCGTTCCCCGTGCTTAACCCTTGTACCGTCCAACGCCCTGTGGCTGTCTCGTGTTCGGTAATCATGTGTTGCTATCCACTCATCTTGAATCTGTATACCTATTTTTTCGGCCGCCGTATAGGCTTCAAACGTTCCGCCGTTCTGTGCACCTGTCGTCGCCGTCCTTGCACTCCTTATCGCAGATGCGCGATTCATTGCCGCGACCTGCTGGAACCTGTCTGCAATGCTCCCGATGCCTTCGCCTTGCAGAATGCTTTGCATCAGGCAGGCTTGTAGCTTCTTCTTGTTCCATTGCTGATCCTTTGGAATGTCAACAGAAGGAAGCGGCAATAAACGCGGATTTTTTAGAATCAAACGGCGCAGAACCGCCTCATTCATCAAATCAAAGTCGGCACCCATCTGGATATTAGATATATAATTCTGCGCATATCCTTCGACCGTGTAGGCCGCGTAGTTGTAATTCTCGCAGAAGATATTAATGATTGCGTCTTCTATATAGCTTGCAGCGATAACGTTCGTATTCGTAAGCCTTTCCGCCATCTTATCGCGGAGATCGTCCCAGTGCTGGCCTCTCGCCAACTGGGATTGTTCCCACAGCCGAAATTCGTCGGTTGTATACTTGCCTTCCTGATATGCCTTGTATTCCTTTTCCCACCGCTTCGCATACCGGAGGAAGTAGGCTCTAGCCTTTGCGTTCAGGTCCTTACATGCCTCTCTGTATTGCTTATCTAGTTTTCTTTCAAGGGCTTTCAGTTCTTCTTCTGTCCAGTCCTCTATATACGACATTATTCATCATCCCCATTGTCACCCTGTCCGCCTTGATCATCACCTTCGCCGGTTTCACCGTCTCCCTCTTCTCCTTCTCCGTTCTGGTTATCTCCACCAATATTGAAGCTATTCAGCTGTTCTTTTTCTCGCTTGTCAATCTCTTCGTCGGCCTCTTCCGGAGTCAGGAAAGGCAAGTGCTTAATAATGCACTCATCAGACAGGTAAGCTGCAGCTTTCAGTACCATATCCAGTGTTTCGTTCTGGTTCGTGACCTTATTCCAGACGAAAGTTGGCTCGTCGTCGATGCCTGCCAATTCCAAAATCTTCTGAACGAAGTTGATAACATTGTATTCGAAGTCTGCGCACTTGTTATCCTGTGACTGATAAGCCGCCTGAATCTCCTGTGCTGTCTTTTGTGCAGCAGAAAGGGTATTTACGTCAAGTGCCTGAAAATCCTCATAAATATCCTTTCTGAGCAGCTCAAGCATGGTCTTTCGTGCATCGTAAGGCACATCGAGGGTATGCGCTTCTATGCTTGCCTCATCCCCATCCACGGCGGCAGCATGTACAGACTTCATTCTCTGTATGAACTTAGCCAGGTCAACGTCTTTCATTCCACCCTCATTCTTAAGGATCCAGTAGAAGCCCGATGTATCATCAATCTCATTCGCCAATCCTGATTTTATGAAATCGTAACAATCGATGCTTTCCCGGATGCCTACAAGCTCGCTTTCATGCGTATCATTCGCATATAAGCAGACGATTGGCAGGCTGCTGTAGTTTTCCTCACAGACATCATCAATGCCTTGTACCTCTGTAGATTTTGTGATGATCTTGTAGCCCTTTCTAGGCTGCATGACCTTCGCATCTTCGCTGCCTGTCTTGATATATTCCGTATAGCCTTCATCTTCGTAGAGTGTTGCTCTAAAAATCTTGTTCTTTCCTTCATTCCGGAACCAATACCGGATACCGGCCCGCAACTCTCCTGTATCCTCGTCGTAGAGAGGACAGAAGCCCGGAGAAGAAGGCGTGTCTGCATACCCGAAGACCTCTAAATGATCGTAGTTCCAAAAACCGAAGGCACGACCCGCAGCCATTGCCTTTTTTGCGGCAGTCTGTAGCTTGTAATCAAAATCTTTTCCCAGCTTCTCCTTGTTATTCTTGTTCTGCAAGGTAACGCCGTTTCCTAGAACATACTGCACCTGCTGTATGATCAGACGTCTAAAGAAGAGTGTCTTAAGTTTGTAGTTCGCGCTGAACAGATCAGGAATCCTGCGGCCGGACAGGCTGTACAGGAACTTCTGAAACCGTTCTATCGTCTCGTTATGTTTCGAATAATAAGCTTCCCCAGACCGTGCATTCTTGTATTCTTCTGATTCCATGAAAGAGTTTACAGCATATCGGCAGAAATTTCCCCGTTCAATATCGTTTTTGCCGAGCTTCTCTAAATCTTGATACGTTCTCATATCTCACCTCTATAGATAGAATTCATATTCATTATCGTCCTCCGTGTCATCTCTGTTCACAAGCTTCATTGTTTTCACGAAATATCTGATAGCATCACACGAATGATCCGCCTCTTTGACCGGTGCATCCTCTCCTCGCTCTGCTTTCTTTTCGTCCCATCTGTACCCCTGTATCTCTTCGATAGTCTCCTTACAGCATCGTTTCAGGAACAGCAGACGGCCATCCTTAAGCATCACCTGTGCGTCTGCGATACCATTCAGGACATCATTTTTCGCCTTCCTGACACTGTATCCCCTCTGTCTAAGCTCTACGATCAGCGCGCTTGCAGAAGGGTCTACGATAATGTTTCTAGGGCATATCTTTTCTGTGTCGTATTCGTCCGAACTCAGCCCGAAGGTCTCTTCCATGCCGTCTATAAGCTGTTTGACCGATTTCTGTACTTTCTTTTCCCGTCCACTGTATCGGTATTGGTTCGTGCATACCCATGTGTTCGTGCCTTTCTTTCTGCGCCACAAAAGGAATACAGTTGCATTCTGGATACCAAAGTCACACGATATGTACCAAGGTCCTTCAAGTTCCGGAAGCTGATCTATAACATGCACATTCTCGTCGAACATGTCGTAAATCGCACCCTCCGCCATCGCCCAGCGTCCCTCTATGTATCTTGCATAGAAGATGCCTACATACATAGCTCTATATCTAGCCTTAATCTTCTCTGTAAGGCTCAGGTTATCGTCCATCGTGAAATGCAGATATAGCAGCCTCTTGGCTTTTCTGTTGTCTATCCAGTTTTTTTTGAACCAATGATTCGGACCGTCCGGATTGCAATTGAACCAATATTTTGAGCCATCCACAGAGCATCGTCCAGTCGCCTGATTGACGAAAGATTCCGGCATCAGGGCAACTTCATCGAAGAACACGCCAGCCAATGTGATGCCCTGGATCAGATCCTGTGATCTCTCATCCTTACCGCCGAAGATGTAGAAGTTATTCTCCACATCACCTCGGGATATTACGACAAGATTGTCCGCACGGTGATCCGTTACTCTGTATCCTCTTGACTTCAGCATCAGCTTCAACCAGAAAAGGACGTTACGCCGGAAGGAGCCGATCGTCTTTCCGCACATTGCGAAATTCTGCCCGTTAAAGCTCGACATTGCCCACATTACAAACGACAGTGACATGCACACGGTCTTTCCTGAACGAATCGCCCCGTCTGCTATGATTCCTTCGTAGTCTCTTACCGGTGATCCATCCGTCCACCAGTTCAGAACCATTCGCTGCTTTTTGGAGAATGGCTGGAATTTGAAGAATTGCTTAATCCTCTTCACTTGATCCGTCCTCCCAGTCGCTCGCCGCAGTGTCTTTTAGGGCTTCTAAGAATCCATCATCGGCGGCTTCTTCAATATCGTCCGCCTGAACTTTTGCTTTAAGCAGTTCCGTCTGAGCGTGAATCTGTTCGATTCTTGCTTTCTGTTCGTCTGTAGCTATATTCATATGCTTTGATAGCCATTCAAGAGCCTTCATCCTGTCTGCTAGCTTGATGCTTGCTCCGTCTTTTCCTTGCTTGACTTCAGCTAGAATAGAACCATCCACCTCACTTGAAGGCTTGAAGTATACCGTGTTCACTGTCTTTGTAAGCGTTTTCTCCTCCCCCGTCTCAGGGTCTTTGATTTTTACAGGCCCGTACAATGCCATAACTGGAACTTCTTCAGTTCCAAAATCAAGGAAATCTGTGATATCCGCAAATGCGATATCCATGTACTTTTGAAAGATATCTGCTTCGGAAAGAAATTCTTTCTGGTAACGGTTCTGCTTTAAGTTCGTGATTTCATTTCTTACTCTAACATTTCCTAACATCCTAGGGCCAGCAACCATAGCTGTTTCACAGCTGCAACCATACGCTTTCTGATATGCCTTCGTTGCATTAAAACACTTAATGTAATGAAGACAGAAAAGCCGCTGTTTATCGGTTAATTCAGTGTTTTCCATGACATGTTTAACTTCTTTTGCAACGGTTTTCTTTTTCTTAACGGACGTTTTAAACGAACGTTCGCTATTCTTTTCCGAACGTTCGCTATCCCATTGATACGTTTTTTTCCACCTTCTGACGGTGCCTTCCGGAAGCTCCAGCTCATTAGCGATATCAATTAATTTCTCGCCCTTCAAATATAATTTTTTTGCATTATCGACTTTTTCATTTGGAGCTCTCGCCAAGAAAATCACCTCGTAAGACAACTTTAGGGCCGCCCGTCAAAGCGGAACAGCCCTTCAGAAAGGAAATAATATGAAACAGTGTGCAACCTATCTCAAGGCGATAGACATGCCGGCGAATCCGGTCTGCTACTGCTGATTTTACGCACCCAGCATAATCGTAAGGAGGAAAAACAAAATGTCAAAAGACATCCATCCACGCTCCATTCTACATCCTATATTTCCACTACAACTGCCAATATTTATCTGTAACCCGCTTTCTCTTCTACAACCCTCGCAAATGATTCACACCATCTGTACGCCGTTCGTTCTGATACTCCTACTTCCATAGCAGCCCCAGCGATGCTTTTATTTTTTTTTAAATAGCACATTTCAATCAACCTCATTCTGTCAGCACCATCATCCATTTGTAGAGTATCATGAATTGCACACTTAACAGCATAGTAGTGTACAGCTTCCTGTAATGTTTTAGGCTGCTTGCCATCTCTGAAATGCTTGATCCACGCCATCACCTGTGGCTTATAATACTTTTTGTAATATGGCATCAGTCATCATCCTTCCACTCGTCGCAATCTTCTGCATGTTCAAAATTATCCATGCAATCGCACAATATGTTGCATTTGTCTCTACAATTGCAAATTATGCAACATTGATGTTTGTCACTTGCATTTCCGATACATTCCAACTTGCACGCCATAACCCCGTCACCCCTCAAAAGCAATGTCATAGTCCGCATGATGGCAAAGCATATCCGCCCACCGGACGGACGTCTGGTATCCCCCTCTCGCCATGATGACGTTGAAGAAGTCTCGATACATGCTGCACACATGCGCCTTTTTCTCATCAATCCCCGTCATACCGGTTGCCCGGACGCCATCGCTTTCATACGATTTTTGTTTGATCACCACCGTCCTGCCGATGTACGTTTCTCTTTTCAGCTTGTCGATATCCTCCCGGTGAATCGCTTGATTTGCCTTTCTAGCCTCCTCATAGCTGAATACAGCGTTTCTGTTGTGTCTCCTGTAATTTTCCTCACGGCAGATGTTATAAACGCTAGATTTGCTCAGAGCAAGCTCACAGGCTATATCCGTGTATCTCATGCCCTCATCATGCATGCGTACAATCTTTTTTCTCTTTTCGTTGGTGATACTGTATCCCGCCGGCATTATTTCAACCTCCCATCATCACTTGCGTTCTCCTTGAGGTATTTCTCGATCTTCGGCAGATACCAAAAAATTCTGGAACCCACCCTGACTTTCGCCTCCGCCTTTTCTCCGACGAACTCAGCTGACGATTTACCAGCTGATAACACATCCATGAGCATTTTTGTCGTAATAAGTAATTTAAAATCCATTTTATACCTCCTACTCGCCATTTTAAGGCGTTTTATTTTAGCGCTCGATAATTTTACCGTCTTTTGTATTTCGCCGCTCTATTTGTCTCATACGAGCTTCAAGAGCATCAACGTCAATTTCTCTAGCCTGTATTTTTGAGATCAGCTGTTCTAACATCTTCGGCATTTGCCTGTGCTTCTGCTCTTTCTCCGCCAGCTGCTCGTACAGCGTTCGGAAATTTGCCCGATCTGCAGCGATGTTCTCCGACTGGCAGATGTTTAAAAACCCGATTCGCTCTACACACCTTCGGGTTACCGGCTCAAAGCTCGCCATCGCCTCATCTACCCGGTAAGAACCGTAGTGCCGGATAGCAGCGATCACACTCTCCCAGCCTTCGCCCCAGTCAGGAGCCTCACCGTTCTTGATCTCTGCTGCCTCTGCCCTAATATCCGCAATCGACGGCGACCACTTGTTCACAGCTACCCACTTGTTCAGTGCCGTTTCTGCCACCGTATACGGGATGTCCTGCAATTGCTTAAACCAAAGCTCCATGGCCTGTGTGTTCGGCAGCAAGTTCTCCCTCGGGTAGTATGTCTTTAATGCCATCGAGAACATCGAAAATTCATTCTTGTCCATGTCTTCATTCCCCCTCTGCTGCCCATCTGGCAGCCATGTCATAAAAATCGTCTAGCTGCTGCGCTGTCTTGTTCGGTGCTTGATTTCTGACCCCAGACCTATTGGACCTATTGTCATACTTGCCTTCAAGCACCTTCGCCATGCTTGAGTCCTTGATGAGCCAATCAAAATCTGCTGACCAATTCCGGTCATTTCCGCCCTTCAAAAAGGCTGATGCCTCTGCTTTTTCGAACAAAGCTTTGAAGTCATCAAGGCTATACGTCTTCAATCGTGCCTTGATAGCTTTCTTTCTATCTTCGTTGATGACCTTGACAGAAGGGTACGAAATGCAAATTTTGTGGTACATACTAACAACTTGTTTACAAGTTGTAGTTATATTATTCTTTTCTTTTTCTCCTTCTGTATCTAGTTCTAGTTCTCTATCTTCTTCTACTTCTTCTTCTAGGGAGCTAACGTTAGTTTTACGTAAACCATTAACGTTAGTTTTACGTAAACCATTAACGTTAGTTTTACGTAAACCATTAACGTTAGTTTTACGTAAACCATTAACGTTAGTTTTACGTCGGTATTCATACAGTTTTTCGAGCCTTTCAGAATCAAACACCCCTGAATTTCTGTACCAGTCATCAAGATTTTTATTTCCCTTGCTTGCATTGCATTTTCTGCAAGCTGGAACAATATTCCCGATGGCATATGTGCCACCGTCGCTCACCGGTACGATGTGTTCCTGTTCCAAATCCTCTTTCGAACCACAATATGCACATTTGTGATTGAAATAATCAAGCACAGCCTTCCAATCATTCACCGACAGCCCATTTTCACAAAGCTTGTTGTTTCCAGTAAGTTTCTTTTGTTTCTTCCGGTACTCATTCATATACTTTCGCATGTACTCATTTTTGCTTTCAATGCTGTCTAAATTCTGATGTTTTCCCCAGTTCGGAATAGTGATTACATCGTCAATAACCTCAATCATTCCGTATGCTGCGAAGGTACTCAAAGCTAACTGAACAATTGATTCCTTACGCCGGAATATCGTTGCCAACATCTTGTCCGTGAAGGCAATCCGGTTGTTCATCATGAACACGCCAGAATTATTCATTTTGCCAGCTAAACACAGCAATTTGAACCAAATCACAATGATTGCATCAGCATCCGGCAAGCTCTCGATCAGGAGAATCTTCTCGTCATCGAAGATGTCTGTTGTAATCTTGATCCACTTGACATCACTCATCAGCATCACCCCTTTCAAGCATCGGAGACAGCGGCATTTCACCCAGTCTCAGCTTCTCTCTGTACGCATCGTACAGCTTCATCCAGTCGTCTAATCGCATGGACACAAGAATTTCTTTCCTGCTCTGCTTATGAAAGACAGCCGGGAGAGGCTTCACGCGGTTGTTTCCCGCGTCATTTTCAGCCTGAGCCATCCACTCGTAGAGTCTCATACGTTCCTGCATTTTGGCCTCAACATGGATGCCAGGAAGACCGATTACGTCAGAAGCATCTCCGGTATTTCCGCAATATTGAGCTGTCCTTCTTGCATTTTCATAGCCGTAACTTTGAAAGATTTTAGCCAATTCCCTCTCAAATCTGGCCCCTTTTTGCTTACTGTTTACTGACATTTGTAACATTCCTTCTGTCTAAATATTCTTTGATCCTGTCCGCCCATCTCTGCCATTTATCATTTGCATACGACTCAAGAACTGGAATTCTTAATGCATCAACCATCATCAGCACGTCGGCCACCTCGTCATTGAGCTGTTCCTGCGCAATCAATGTGTTACGATTTGTAGGATTGTTTGACAGGCCTTCAGCCCTGATCAGCTTCAAAGCCGCCTGTGACAACTCTGCTGCTTCTTCGGCAAGCTGTTCAAGCAATGTTCTTCTGTCAATATGTTCAAGCACATATCTTTTGTCTTCGATGTAAATCACTTCATTCATCCTCCTTATACCGTTCTGGCAGCGGCATCCAGGCATCTACAAATAATCCGTAACTTGATAAACACGGTTTGGTATCATTACCGATATAATAAGCACCGCCACCATCTCCGTCCTCAATGTATCTGCCGATTTCATGAATAGATGCATTTTCAAAATTAAGAAGAATGCGTTCGCTGTAACCTTCTTCGTTAACTTCCGGAGTATTCACAGCCGGAATCCACTGCATTTTCTTGTAGAATTCAACTGCTTTTTTGACGAATTCAAAGTCTTCTTTTGTAGCATAGTCAACAGTCGCATACGGCTCTTTATATTCCCTCAATGTTCCGTCATCATTAAAAGTAAGAAGCATATCTTTCGTCCTCCTATAATCCGAGTCGTTTAACAAGCTCATCCTCAACTATCTCCATCATTCCGTGAACGAGATTTCTCTGATCAGACGTATTATTGTTCCTGATCATCTCAAAAACACATTCGAATACGGACGGCAATGCATTCAGTAGAATGTATAAATCAATAATACTACCAGGCGTCTCGCAGTTACTTTTAACTTCTGCTTCAAGCGTTCCTTTTGGAATTTTTATCAGCATTGCAATGTCATTATCCTTCATGATTTTATCCATAATTTCACAAAAACTATCAACATCCATGTTTATCTTCATTTCTCCTGTTCCTTCCAAAGTTCTATAAAATCAATACCAGTTTCATTCTTCATCCTGAGCTGCCAAATGGCAGCTCGTTTATTTGTGATATGTTAAAATGCACTGTCTTATGCATTTGACAGTATTGATTAGTTAACTTCCTTGAATTCTCCTTTTACAAGGCGATAGAACGTGTCTGCTTTTATTCGCTCTCCGTCTACATATTCCGTCTTGACACATAACGGAACAATTCGGCTCTTTTCTTCTGAATATTCCCATTCGGAAAGCGTGATCCAGCTGCCTTTTTTTGCCTTAACAATAGAATTGTTACCAGCGCAGCAGATCACGGAATCTTCTCCTGTGCTATAAATCTTCGCATAGTGCCCGGATGACCCAATCTTCGCAGAGTCCCCGGATGACCCAATCTTCGCAGAGTCCCCGGATGACCCAATCTGCGCATAGTACCCGGATGACCCAATCTTCGCAGAGTGCCCGGATGACCCAATCTTCGCATAGTGCCCGGATGACCCAATCTTCGCAGAGTCCCCGGATGACCCAATCTTCGCAGAGTCCCCGGATGACCCAATCTGCGCAGAGTACCCGGATGACCCAATCTTCGCATAGTACCCGGATGACCCAATCTTCGCAGAGTCCCCGGATGACCCAATCTTCGCAGAGTCC